GCCCTGAGCGAGCAGCACGCTGTAGAGCGCGCTCGGCACGAATTGGCCGTCAGCCGGGTTGAACCGCGTGGCCTGGTACTTGATCACGTTGCCCAGGACGCCCGCGTAGGGCGTGGCCGCCGTGATCGCCGTGCCGGATGCCGACGCGCCGGCTTCGACCGCCGTGACCGCCGCGGCCTCGGTGACCTGGCCATAGGCCTCGTACATGTCCTGGAGGAGCATCGTCTCGGCGGCAGGGCTGGCCCCGTCGACGACCTGGCGCGCCACGAGGCTCGACGCCCCGTAGAGCAGCGGGGTCGCGGTGACGGCCGTGGTGGCGAAGTCGCTGGCGGCCGGATTGGTCGTCTGCGCCGCCTGCACCGTGGCGCTCGTGGAGGTCGTGACCTTCGCGAAGATGCGGGGAAGCGCGTTGTCGATCGCGTAGGACCCGATGAAGTTGGCCATGGGCCGGGACTTCAGGATCCGGGGGGTGAACAGGCCCGGGAGGTAGAGGTTGGGGTAGGCACCCGGGATCTCGGAGCTCAGCACGTCGCCGGCGCGGGCCATCGCGCCACTGATATCGGCGAGGTGGCGGTTGTGCCGCTCCTGGCGCTCCATGGCCCCGCTGTCGCCATTGTGGGCGAGGTAGAAGTCACGGAGGAACGATCGCCACTCGCCGCGCTCGTCCGTCGCGTCGCGGCCATACTGCGCCTCGGGGCGGGTGACGGCGATGGTCGCCGGGGACACGCCCCGGGTGATCGCGCTGATCTGGTCGCGCTCCTGGGCCACGGCCTCGGCCGTGCGCACCGGGGCGGGCTCAGCCACGTCCTGCTTGGTCGGTTCCTGCTCTGCCACGGTGTCCTCCATGTCGCGCAGGCTCAGCCGCGCTCCGTCGTATGCCGGCGTAACGGATCCGGCGATGCTGTAGAGCCGCGCGTCGCGGTGAATGACAACGGCCCCGCGAGTAGATGACTTCTGCTCGTCAGGGTCGAATTCGGGGCTGATCGCGTTGCGGCCCGCCCGGGCCTTGCGTGCGTAGGCCTGGCCGGCCGGATCGTCGTCCAGCTCCACGCGGAAGTGCAGCCCGTCCGACTCATCGCGGAGCATCGTGACGGAGCCGATATCGGTGCCCGAGTGCTTGTCCTTGAACGGGAGCCGGCCGCCGTCGGCCCGGGCCATCCACTTCTCGGCATCGCCCTTGAACGCACCGGGCGCGAAAGCCTCGGGCTTGCCGTACTCCCGAACGGCCTTGGATGACACCTGCCCGTAGGGGAACACGCCATCGAAGACGAGCGGGTTGTCGCCCTCGGCTTCACGGAGGTATCCAAGGGCATCGCCCAGGCGCTTCTCGGTCGTCATGACGGCCTCCCTGTGGTGGCGGCCACGACGGCCTGCGAGGGCATCGGGTTCGCCGGTTCAATCGGCTTGTCCTCGATGGGCATGCCCATCATCTCCATCTCCTCGGGCGGCAGGCCCTCGGCCTCCCTGACCTCGGGGCGGGTCATCCACCCGGGACTGCCGGCACTGCCCAAGGCCAGCTGCCACGACTGTGCCCGGGCGTACTGCGTGCCCTCGGTGAGGACGCTGCTGTTCATGCTCATGGTCCGATTGCCGGGGAGGAGATCGGTGATCGCGTCCTCGATTGCCCCGATGTAGTTCTGGAGGGTGTAGTGGACGAGGTCGAGGTTCTCCTCCTGGCTCGTCTTGTACGTCTGGGAGTCGATGCTCGGGGCGTTCGCCATGCGGGCAGGGATGCCGAAGTAGCGCGCCACGCCGGCGACCTGGTCCCGGCCCGCCTCCACCGCGCTCTGCGTGGTCGGATCCGCCCCGTATTCCTGGGCCTTCAGGCCATTCGACAGCACGGCCGGGTGATCGGGGCCCTGCGAGCGCCGCTGCGCCCAGCGGTTCCCGAGCGCCGTGGCCTGCGGGTCGGACAGGTTGGCGTCCGTCGTCAGGACGGTCGTGGGCGGGCCGCCCGACTGCCAGTAGCGGCTGGTGTAGTTGGCCTGGGCGATGGCCCCGGCGAACTCGGCCCGGGCCATCTGGAGCAGCCCCGAGAGGTAGTCGGGGACACCGGGCAGCGGTCCCCGGCGGATGGCGATGATGTGCTCGGCGTCCACGACGGTCCGACCCACGAGGTAGGACGTGGGCGGGGTGAGCATGTAAGTGTCGATCACCCTGGGCGTGATGATCTGCGGCGGGATCGGCCACAGGCCCATGGGCACGCCCTCAGAGTCGAGCGGGTCGAGCTTCAGCAGATAGCACACGTCGTAGAGGGCCATGGTCCGCACGACAAGCTGCACCCACTCGCGACGGGTGTAGAACGCGCTCGGCCGGCGGGCGAGTCTGCTGAGAGGGAGCTCCAGCGTGCCCCGGTGTTCCGTCCAGGCCAGCTGCGAGACGCCGGTGCCCAGCACGTCCAGGCACCGCCATACGGCACTGAGGCCGACGGCGGTCGTGGCCGAGACCCCGTAGGGCAGGACTCCGGAGGATGTCGCCCCTGTCGGAAAGCCCACCATGCTGACGGGGTCGGCGTCACGCTGTTGTACGCCCAACAGGTCACGCCACCAGCTCACGGGCGTGATGATGCGCGACCGTTACGGAATATGCAATACCGCAACGGCCGTAACGCTAGTGCAGCCCCGGAAGGTTGGTGAACGCGATGGCGTGGGCGGCGAGGGTCATGGCCTCGATCGCGTCGATCGGACCCAGGCTGTTCCCACGAGAGAAGCGGAACGCCCCGTCGGCCCCTACCGGACGCTTCACGACCCCGGGCAGCTGGAAGTCGAGCAGCGGATCGTCGACTGCGAGGCGGGCGGCCATCACCATCTCGGACACGTCCATGGTCGCCGCCACCATCGCCCCGGGCTTCAGGCCATCGTATGCAAGGCCGGCCTCCTGGCCGTGGCGCTCAAAGGCCCCCGCCCCGCCGGAGCTCGCGTCATAGGCGATCGTCTGGGCCCATCGCTCATGTCCGAAGGCGTCCACGGCGGCGGTGACCTTCTCCGGTGTCACGTCCTCGCGGAGGTCGCGGTAGACCTCCACCCCGATGCGGCCGTCGGCCCTGAGGGCCGCCACGGCGATCGTGGCCCGCTCCCAGCCGGGGGCGACCCCGATACCCAGGGCGAAGGGGCCCTCGTTGTCCTCCAGCGGCTCACGGATCCGGCAGGCCGCCCAGACCCCGGGCTTGAACGCGCTGTTCGCCTCCCGGGAGTCCACCCAGTGGTTCAGCCGCTCGCGCTTCCAGCTGGGTGTCGGGATGAGTGCGTACTCGGAGGCAACGGCCGCCCGGGAGAGACGGTCCCCGAGTGAGGGGTTGGCCTGCTTGATCTGCCGCCAGTCCAGGCCGGCTTCGGGATTGTCGCTCTGCCACCACGCGCCATAGAACGTGTCGTCAGGCTTCTCGTCCCCGGTGGCGATCCGCACGAGGCGATCGTAGAAGGATCTCAGGACAAGGCTGTTCTCAAAGCCGGCGGTGCTCGTCATGAGCAGGATCGGGGACACCTGGGCGATCTGTGTGGGAGACAGGGCGGCGTATCCCTCCCAGTCGGTCTGCGTCAGGACCTCGTCCCAGGCAATCGCGCCGGCGGCGTGGCCGCGGGCGCTCCCGGGCTGGCCGGTCACGGTGTCGAGGAGCAGGCCACGGATGGTGATCCCGAAGTGCTCGGTGAGCCGGATATCGCGAGCGCCCATCTGCCCGGGCTTGTTCTCGTTCGCGATCTCCGGGATTGTCAGGAGGTCACGGTAGACGGCGCTGTACAGAAGTCGGGCCTGCTTGGCGTCGTGGGCGGCGGCGATGAGCTCGGCCCAGTGAGAGAAGGGCACGTGGTCGTGGCCCTCGTCCAGGAGCCAGCCGTAGAACGTCCTGACAACGACGCTCTTCCCGTTCTGGCGTGCCGTGGAGAACAGGGCCGTTCTATGGATCAGGTGACCGAAGCGGTCGTGGCGAAGGACGCGGCGGAGCGTCCTGGCCTGCCACCAGTCGATACGCCGGCCCAGCTTGCGCTGTGCCCACTCGATCACGAGGGGCCCGTATGACCCGGTCACGCCGGAAGGCGTCGGAGTCTCCCAGCGCGGGCCCCCCGGCTCCCGTCCCAGCCGGCGGTTAGCCGTATCCGGTTTATTTCGCGCTGAG